CAAGCATTTCGGGGAGTTGGTAAGAGCTGGATTACTGGTGCTTTTGTTCTGTGGACTCTCTTTAATAACCCCGAAAAGAAGATCATGATCATCTCCGCTTCTAAAGAGCGGGCTGACAACATGTCTATCTTTCTACAAAAACTAATCATTGAAACACCATGGCTTTCTCATTTACGCCCGAAGTCCGACGATGCAAGGTGGTCAAGAATAAGCTTCGATGTGAACTGCTCACCCCACCAGGCTCCATCCGTAAAGTCGGTGGGCATCACTGGACAGCTCACCGGAAGCCGCGCCGATTTAATGATTCTAGACGACATTGAAGTTCCTGGTAACTCAATGACTGAAATGATGAGGGAGAAACTTCTACAACTTTGTACAGAAGCTGAATCTATTCTTACACCAAAGAATGACTCCCGCATCATGTACTTAGGTACACCACAGACAACATTTACTATCTATCGCAAGCTAGCAGAACGTAACTATCGTCCCTTTGTTTGGCCTGCACGTGTACCTAGAAAACTATCTAACTACGAAGGCTTAATTGCACCTCAACTACAGGAACAGATTGATGATGGTGCAAAAGCTTGGGACGTAACTGACCCTGACCGCTTTGCTGATGATGATCTTCTCGAACGTGAAGCAGCAATGGGACGCTCTAACTTCATGCTTCAGTTCATGCTGGACACCAGCCTGTCTGACTCAGAAAAGTTCCCCCTCAAATGTAGCGACCTTGTTGTCACTAGTGTTAATCCCTCCACTGCTCCTGACCACGTTGTCTGGTGTTCCGATCCACAGAAGGTACTCAAAGAACTACCAACTGTTGGACTACCTGGAGATTATTTCTACTCTCCAATGCAACTCCAAGGAGAATGGCATCCTTACGCCGAAACAATCTGCTCGGTTGACCCGTCGGGTCGTGGAACGGATGAAACAACGGCAGCTTATATCTCCCAACGCAACGGTTTCTTGTACTTGCACGAAATGCGAGCTTATAGAGACGGGTACAGCGACAAAACACTTCTCGATATTCTAAAAGGATGTAAAAAGTACAATGTCACGAAACTCGTTATTGAAACTAACTTTGGTGATGGCATTGTTTGTGAATTGTTCAAGAAACATCTCGTTCAGACCCAACAAGCCATTGACCTCGAAGAGGTCCGTGCCAATGTGCGTAAAGAAGACCGAATCATTGATTCGCTTGAACCTATACTTAACCAGCACAGGCTCATCGTTGACAAAGGTGTAATTGAATGGGACTTTAAATCAAACCCTGATGAAGCTCCAGAAAAACGTCTCATGTACATGCTCTTCTATCAAATGTCGCGTATGTGCCGTGAAAAAGGCGCAGTAAAACATGATGACAGACTTGATTGCTTAGCTCAAGGTGTTAAATACTTTACTGATGCTTTGGCTATCTCCGCTCATGAAGCAGTCAAACAACGTAAGCAAGATGAATGGCAAGACATGATGGAAGAATGGTTCGATAACCCTGAATCTGCTGCTAATCACATGGTCCTTGGCATGAACTTAGACCAACGAAGACAAGCTAGAGGTAAATCTGGCGGAAAGTCAGTTCCCACCTGGGTTTAAGGTCGCGGTAGTGACCGCTTAGGAGAAACCCCTACCGTATACAGGGAGAAGGAAAGGGTGGATCCCTCTTTCTGTAGGTTTAGGGGAAGACAACCTTCCCCTTTACTGATATCCGCTGAATGGATATTCTGTAAGCACTGGGTATAAAATAAATAAATCAAATGGTTTATTTGTTTTTTAACCGAGCTTGAATCCGGATATCACTATGTCCATTGATGGGACATCTTGATATCACTATTCATACTGTATGACACACGTAAAATTAATTCACTCTACACCTGATGGTGACAACCTAGTAGCTTATATGGCTAGGGTGTCTAATCCAAACAATCAAGACAACACTGAGACCAGTGGTCGTCTAATTAAATATCTCATTACACATAAACATTGGTCTCCCTTTGAGATGGTCAATATGTGTGTAGAAATCAATACAACTAGAAGTATAGCTGCACAGATACTACGTCATCGTAGTTTCTCTTTTCAAGAGTTCAGTCAACGTTATGCTCAAGTCACTGATCCTATTGGTGTTCCTGAGTTACGTAGACAAGATACAAAAAACAGACAGAATAGTACTGATGACCTCGATGCTTTTACGTTACAGCATTACCAACTACGACTACAACATCATTTTGAACAAGCTACTCAGATATATGAGTCAATGCTTAAAGATGGTGTCGCTAAAGAATGTGCTAGAGAGGCTTTACCGCTTTGTACACCGACAAAGATGTACATGAATGGGTCTTTGCGGTCTTGGATTCATTATTGTGAGCTAAGATGTGCTAATGGTACACAGAAAGAACACAAAGATGTCGCTGATGAATGTAAAGACCTGATTATTCAGCAGTTTCCGCTGGTAGCTAAGGCTTGGCTAGGAAAATGACATAATTTTCTGAAGCCTATTTACGTATATACAGGGCCGGGACCCCCCATAGGGGGGTGCCTAATGCCTCGTTAGTTCTACAAACTAACGGATGGCACTGGGTTTTAGATGAAACGCGGGCGCATCAGGCGGGCGCGGTAGTTGGATCGTGGGCGTGTTTGTTGTGCTATCTGTGTGCCGCTTATTGAGAATGCTGAGAAAGCCAGTGACAGCAATGGATCACAGATGATAAGCAAGACTGATCGTTAGCTGACCAAAGACTTATCATTCCGATACTGCAATGGATCTCAGCTGCTGTGGTAGCAAGGTGATACACCATGACCAGTTGGCAATGGTTGCAGTAGCGCTATGGTAGATACAGATGAGTGGTTTGATGATTGATCTTTCGATCTCTCGTCAGAGAGTGAGAGAGATCTCAAGAGTCAACCACCACTCACTGACTCTCCGAACCTTGACAACCGAATAAGCACATCGGCAGCGGAGCACCGCTAGATGACGACCACCGGCATGGGTATCTGACCGGGAGGATGTGGCAGACGACACACGATCATGTGTCAAATCATACAGCGGAGCCACACGCATTGTCTGCTCATGGCACAGCTGCACGGTGCACCGACGCCCTGCCCGTTTGAGTCGGGCTGTTAGCTATTGCGTCATCAAGGACGCATCAGTTCAATTGTTTATTTCTTTTCAATGTTCATTAACATTCCGTGCCGTACCTCAGCATGTGTTGAGCGTATGGTCGTGGATCCATTGCGTGGTGTTGTGCAAGTTGCATACGCCAAGGGCAACATCTACGAGTACACACACGTTAGCCGTCGTGCAATCCTTAACCTCATCATGAACCCAAACATGTCTTTGGGTTTCTGGGTTAACGAGAACCTGCTTCCTTTTGATTGCAAGACTCGTGTCTTCGGTGAGTGCACAGTACTCAGAGCACTCAATGCTTCTGCACTGCCAATCACTGACAACAGTGATCCTGCAGCTTACGTGTACTGCAACGTCAGCTGATTCGTTCAAGCGAGTGACAGGGTGCGAACCCCTGTCCAGCTCTAGGACTTCGGTCCTTTATTGTTTCACTTGGTCAATCATGACTGTTACTACTGTGCAAACTTTTGACATTCTCGGCCACGAGTTTGACATGGACGCACTGAATGACATCGCCACACATGGCTGCGAAGCTGGTGTGTCTGGTTTCATCTACTCATCCGAGCTTCATGATGTCTATCAAGAACATGAAGACACGATCATGGCTTATCTCGATGAGCACGCCTTTGATCTTGGTGAGCAGAACGGATTCCGCATGGTCCTAAATTCCATGGACCAACGCGGTATTGAATACGACTCCTTGCAAATCTTCAAGGAGCAAGCCGTCTGGATGTTTGTTGAACTGTTCGCAGTTCAGTTGTTGCAACGCAACGGACACCCTGACTGGGCTTGATTCTCACTAACAACCCTTCCACATGGGCAACCGTGTGGCGGGTTATTTGAGGGACTCACCCTCCGTTGTTTATCTCACGGACACCATTTGGTTTTTACTTATGACACAAGCTGAGATCAAGGACCTGCAAGTAACAGCCCTGCGTGATTATCACAAGGGATTGATATCAAGGACGCAGCTTCTCAACATTGTTCATTTACTTGATCGTAAATCTTTTATTCACTCAACATGAAAACCATCTACGTACTCACGTACACCCACGAATCAGGTACGTTCGTATCAGTCTACTCAACATTGACAGCAGCCATTGCACGAGTACAGCAAATGGAGGTCAACAACACGTTTGAACTTTACGAGGACGTGAAGATTGAGAGTCAACAACTAATCACAACAGATGAAATGAAGTCACGATTAAAGCACTCAAAGGAATGGAAAGAACGTAGAGCACTGATGAATGCCTGAACAAAAGAAAACAGATGATTGGTTGATTAAGAATGCAATCGGTTGTTGGTTGCATCACTTTCCTGATCATCCATGGACACCACGTTATCAAGAACTTGTTAAGCGTGAGGTGTATCTACCCAAGCCGCGGCCCGCCCGCAAACGTTCACAATCACGAAGCAAAGACACAGATGCCACTACTAGGAAATCAAAAGCTTGACGAATACATGGTTGTTTTAGAAGACGGTGAGGAACGTTGGACAGAGTACGTCTACGCTCCCGACTTAGAGCACGCTGCATGGTCTGCTTTGGAGTTGTCCACAAACCGAAACGCACAATTAAAGGACGTAATTAGAACTTATGAGTGGTAAACGCAAGGAATTTCCTAATAACTGGCAGAAGTTTAAGGACGCACCAGATGATTTATTTCATCAGCACACCTTTGAAGAAATTATGGATTGGCGTGTCGGTGCATGGGAACTACCCAGCAACATCAGCTGTTTAATACGTGAAGCTGACCTGGAAACAAAGAAGGTCACTGAGCACGTGTATCAACGCTCAGGAGCAGCCCAAAACAAAGTCCGTCAGCTTATGGCTAAGGACGGGATTGAGTTCACTGTATGCACTTCAGAAACTATTCACTTTGTATCACAACTAGACATTGAAGATTATGAACTCGAAGACTTTTGATCGCTTGGTTAATAACTTGTGTCAACAGATACAAGAACACAAGCACAAAGATGAAGTTTTGTCTCTTGCAGTAGCGCAACTATTGGATGACGACGAAACTTCACATGCGTTTAAGGAAACTTTTGAAACTCTTTGATGTTCATTTTTATATGGACGACATCGTTGACTATGACGTTTGGCAAAACGGTAGCGGATTATCCTTCCACTTAGGCAAACTTGTGCTACACTTATGTTTCCCCTACTTCCATTTTGGAACCAATCAGCCTCAAGGCCAAAGCAGATCTCACCCGTCTACTGAACGTGATCGAGACCCTACGGGTTCTTGATGTCGAGATGCCTGCCCAAGTTATCGCTTGTTTTCTCTTCGTTGCTACCCATGACGGTTGCACTACGCAAGAGATGCAAGAGGAACTCGGCTTATCTGCTGCTAGTTGTTCACGTAACACAACGTGGCTGACTGGTGAGCACCGGAGCAATCCACAAAGGGGATTAAACCTTATTACCAAGGAGGTGTATCAACCCAACAAACGGTTGCGTATCCTCAAGATGACATCTGAAGGACGCAAACTAGCCCAACGTTTATCCATCCTACTCAATGGCTAAATTCACCTGGGGTGAAGCTTTGGACTACACACTTAAAACTAAGTGGGCAGGCAAAGCTGGCCTTAAAACAAACAAAATCAACACAGGACATTTCACTAGCTTTGCTGGTCGTTCCTTTCCTGTTGAACGTATCAATCAAGTACAGATGGACTTGTTTGCTGCGTATCTGAAGGAAGAGCGTGGTGTTCAAGATTCAACAATCAACCGTTGCATTACTGCAATCGGCACTGTCATTAATTGCTGTGCCAAGCGGGAGATGTGTGAATCTGCACCTGTGTTTGAGAAGTACGACGAAGGCGAACGTCGCATGTTCTGGTTTACCCAGGACCAAGTGGAAAACATCAGCCTTGCAGCTCTGGATCCCTTCGCTCGTGATGAGATCTCAGACATCATTGTTGTCGCTGCCTACACAGGCATGCGGCAAGGTGAGCTGCTCAAGCTCAAGGCACAAGACATTGACCTTGACGGTGCTGCACCACGCATTCATGTGGGTGGCGTACCTCACCTCAAGACCAAGGCCAAGAACTACCGAGCCATCCCTATCCATCCAAGGATCAGGAACGTGCTCTGTAAGCGCCTGGAGCACGCCTCTCCAAGCGTCAAGGTGTTCGACGATGTCGGCAACAAGGATCAGCTCCTGTTGTCCTTTAAGAAGGTCAGGGACTACGCACAGGCTCCTGCCTATTCCTTCCACGATCTGCGTCACAGTTTCGGTACGTGGCACGCCATTGCCGGTACGCCTATGAGAACCCTGATGGGTTTGATGGGACACAAGCGGATCGAGACAACCCTGCATTACGCCAAGCACACGGACTCAGCTGCAGAAGCGGCTATGGCTGCGATCTAGCCTTGACGTTTGTTTTCCAAACGGTAAAAACAAGGCGGGCTTTGCCCTGCACCTTGACAACTAGTACATGGAACACGTGACGTATTACAACGTCCAAGCTCTTTGCGCTTGCATGGAGTTTGATGACGAAGCTCGGGCTCATTCTGAGTCACACGGGAACTGGGTCGAACACATGCTTGACCACGTTCTAGAGGTTGAGCACAAAAGACGCAGAGGGAGATCTTTGATCTCTGTCTAGGCGTGACTAATGGGTAGCGTTGTACACTGGTTTCGTTCCCAAGCGACGGAGTTCTCACTGAGACTCATCGCTGGAATCCACACGCGGATGTGGCGGAATTGGTAGACGCGCTAGTTTCAGGTTCTACCTGAACTAAGTTTCACATGTGCAAAGGTCGGGGTCCGCGCCCTGACCTTTCTTTCACAATCACGGTTGCACTTGGTCAACAGTGTAATCACCGGTACTAACGCGGAATCTCATTGCCAACACCAGGACAGATTGACGAACAAATAGCCCTTGAACGAGAACAAATCAGACAAGGACTCAAAGACTTAAGAGACAACACTCACAAACTTGAGGAGAAAAGTTATGCATCCGCTTCAGTATACGGGGTTGTTTCTATTGAGCAGCTCCTCCCTGATATTGTTAATCGTATTACTGGCACTGCAAATCGGGTAAGGCAAGGAAGTGCAGGAGTTGCGTTTGCTGAGATCATCCGTTTTCTCCAAGATCTCGAAGCTGAAGCAGCTGCAGCTATTGCTTTAAAAGTTACCTTTGACAAGGTATTTAGCATCAAGCCAGGTCAATCAACAATCACAAATATTACTGATGCAATAGGCACAGCTGTCGAAAATGAGTGCATGATGCGTCATTACGAACGCAACGTTCCTGGGCTTCTCAACGTTTTAAAAGAGAATTACTTTCATCGCTCAATTGGTACGACACAAAAAGTAACAGTCATCAAAACGTTGATGAAACGTTATAACGTTGACACCTGGGATAAGTGGGGAAGAACCAACAGAGTCAAGCTTGGTGGCTGGTTGCTCGACTGCATTTGTGAAGTCAGCAACTACTTCATGAAGACCACCCGTAGACAAGGACGTAAGACAATCCTTGAAGTAAGCCCAACGCCTGAGTTCTTATCCGTCAAGGACGACATCATGGCGCAAGCGGAGCTGTTTAGCCCGTTGGCGTGGCCGATGCTGATCGAGCCAAACGATTGGACACCTGACGGAAATCACGGCGGATACATCCTCAATGAGGTGATGCGAGGCTACGACATGGTCCGCAGAGGAAACCCCTACCGTATACAGGGAGAACAACCCGTTGATTTCCTTAACCGAATTCAAAAGGTTGCTTACACCCTGAACCCGTTCATCGTGGGTGTCGCAAAGACACTCCAAGAACGTCAAATACAAGTCGGAAAATTCATACCGATTGTTGAGCTACCTCTACCACCTAAGCCACCTGACATCGCTGATAATGCGGAAGCACGTCACGATTACAGGCGACGAGCTACAGAGGTTTGCAACATCAACAAACAAGCATTCAAAAAGTCATGTCGTACACGGATGACAATGAATGCGGTGGAAAGATTCAAGGATGTAGAGAAATTTTTCTTGCCTTGGAGTCTGGATTACAGAGGAAGAGCTTATCCAATCCCAGCATTCTTGACACCACAAGATACAGACTTTGGTAAATCACTACTTAAGTTTCACAATCACGCGTTCATGACACCTGAAGCGGAGCACTGGCTCGCATTTCAGTGTGCAACCACATACGGACTTGATAAGGCAACAATGCCTGAACGTATGACATGGACACTTGAAAATAGAAATCTAATTGAACGTATTGCAAAAGACCCGGTCGGTAACTTATCCGAATGGGAAGGAGCAGAAGACCCTTGGACTTTCCTTGCTGCCTGCGATGAATACTATCATTGTGTCATCGAGTGTGATCGCAATTACACTAACTTGCCTGTTGCAGTTGATGCTACATGCAGTGGGTTACAAATTCTTGCCGGATTGGCAAGAGATGCAAGTACAGCCAAATTAGTTAATGTTCTTCCAAGTGATAGACCACAAGACGCATACAAAGTAATAGCTGACGAAGCTAAACCTCACGTACCTGTTCATTTACAACCGTACATGGACAGAAAAACGACCAAAAGAACGGTCATGACTGTGCCTTACAATGCTAAACCTTTCAGCAACCGATCTTATATCAAAGAAGCTTTACTTTCTAAGAAATTAGAATATGTCAAAGAAGATACTGATAGGTACGCTGTCGAAAGTGATTTGAGAGACAAAGCTGTTACTTTTACTTCCGAAGATCTGACAGCCACTGTCAAGGCTGTACGTGATGCCATGAACGTCATCGTTCCTGGTCCAATGAAGGTCATGAAGTGGATTGAATCTGAGGTGGCCGCGGCAATTGATCGTGGAGCTAGTGAACTGCAATGGGTCACACCTTCAGGCTTTGTGGTAACACAAAAACTAATGAAGAAAGACGTAAAGATGGTAGAGCTTCAATTGTTAGGACGTTGTCAAATCAAGGTGGCTGATGGCAACACTAATGAAGTTGATAAAAACCATCACAAAAATGCAACAGCGCCCAACCTTATCCATTCACTTGATGCATCTTTACTCCACTTATCTGCAACACGCTTTAACGCTCCGATATCCCTCATACACGACTCGGTACTTTGTCGTGCTACTGACATGTCTATGCTTTCACAGATCGTTCGTGAAACATACATGTACTTATTTGCGCAACATGACTACCTAACAGATTGGGCGCAACAGATTGGCGCTGAATCTGAACCACCGATTATTGACACGTTAAAACCTGAGTCAGTAATTGAATCTACATATTTTTTTTGTTAATGGCAAGAACCACATTTGTTACTCCTGATCCTGTTGTCCTTGAGGGATACCAGGCAGTACTGCAACCGTCTAAGTTTGGCTATTCATTGAAAGCCATTGTTAATCAAGAAATGATCGACAAGCTTGAAGACGACCGAACCACCACTTTGAAGTGGGCTGAATCGAAACTGAAGAATCCGAAACGCTCATCTCTTAAACCCGAACCTTGGGAAGAGGTATCTGACGGTAAGTACACCGTTAAGTTTAGCTGGAATGAAGAGGCAAAGCCTCCTATTGTTGACACTGAAGGTACAGCAATCACTGATGTACGTCTACCTCTTTACTCTGGTAGTCAGGTCAAGATTGCTTTTTATCAGAAGCCATATATTCTTAATGATAATGTTACTTATGGCACATCACTGAAGCTAGTTGGTATTCAGGTTGTCTCCTGTAATGGTCAAGCCGGTGTTGATACCGGTGACATGGCACCTGAAGCTGTTGCTGACCTGTTTGGTAAGACACAAGGATTCAAAACAAACGATCCAAATGTCACACCTACACCTGAAGAGGTAGAAGACGACTTCTGAAAGTGTTACGACGACCTATACACACACTGGATAGTCCCTGATGACAACAGTTATTGAAGATGGCGGACGCACAAATGTCTATGCCAAAGAACCACCTATGGAAATTATGGACGTAACAGAAACACACAACGAAAAGGCTGAACGCCTGAATGGACGCCTGGCAATGATGGGCGTCATCGCTGCGCTTGGTGCGTACGCCTTGACTGGACAAATTATCCCAGGAGTTTGGTAATGCCACAAGGACCAGGAACATACGGCACTAAGAAAGGCCGTCCGCCTAAAAAAGGTACTAAGAAAAAGTAATGGCAAAGAATGTCAGTCTAAAGATCGGTAAGCACAAGTCCCGAACTGGCGGACTGACAAAAGCTGGCCGAGAAAAATACAATCGTGAAACCGGATCTAACCTTAAGGCTCCACAGCCTGGTGGCGGTAAACGTAAAAAGTCTTTCTGTGCACGTATGGGTGGTGTCAAAGGTCCAATGAAGGATTCCAAAGGCAGACCCACACGTAAAGCACTAGCCCTTCGCAAATGGAAATGTTAAATGGCTAAGCAAGGTCTCTACGCAAACATCCACGCCAAGCGCAAACGTATTGCTGCTGGTAGTGGTGAAAAAATGAGGAAGCCTGGGTCTAAAGGAGCACCCACTTCTGCTAACTTCAAACGCTCCGCAAAAACTGCTAAGAAAAAGTAATTACACACACATGAAATCTATTGTTGCTGCAGGTCTCCTGCTTGGTTGTGCACATGGTGCCGCAATTGCTGGCCCATACGTGAACGTTGAGACACAATCAAAGTTCACTGGTTCCGATTACTCTAAAACTGCCACTGATTTCTTCCTAGGATATGAGAATAAAGTCGGTAATGTTAGCTATTTCATTGAAGGTGGTCCTAGTATGACTACCCTTGATGGTGGTGAAACTGATACTGTGCCTGCTGGCAAGGTTGGCTTCAGTATTAAACCAACTGAGAAACTTAAAATGTATGGTGAACTCTCCGCAAGTTTTGAAGATACCAATTCTTACGGAACCAAGGCTGGTGTGACATACAGCTTCTGATTAATACAGCCCTCCACTGGACGTGAGCCTTGGGAGGGCTTCATTAAAGTGCTCAAATACATACCCTTTACAACAACAACCCCGCACTTTTAATGACCGCTGTACTTCAACAACAGAGGTCTACCTGGGATGAGTTTTGCTCCTGGGTAACCTCTACTAATAATCGACTTTATGTTGGCTGGTTTGGAATCCTGATGATCCCTTGCCTGCTGGCTGCAACTATTTGCTTTATCACTGCTTTCGTAGCAGCACCACCCGTAGATATTGATGGAATCAGAGAACCAGTCGCAGGCTCCCTCCTGTATGGAAACAACATCATATCGGGAGCCGTCGTTCCGAGCAGCAATGCCATCGGACTACACTTCTACCCAATTTGGGAAGCTAATACACTTGACGAATGGTTGTATAACGGGGGACCGTATCAACTCGTCGTCTTCCACTTTCTCATTGGCGTCTTTGCTTACATGGGACGAGAATGGGAACTTAGCTATCGACTAGGGATGAGGCCCTGGATCTTTGTTGCCTACTCTGCACCTGTCGCTGCGGCGACCGCTGTCTTCCTTGTTTATCCTTTTGGACAGGGCAGCTTTTCTGACGGTATGCCTCTTGGCATTTCCGGTACTTTTAATTACATGCTTGTTTTTCAGGCGGAACATAACATCCTGATGCACCCCTTCCACATGCTGGGCGTCGCAGGTGTTTTCGGCGGCAGCCTGTTCTCCGCCATGCACGGCTCCCTGGTGACTTCTTCCCTGGTGCGTGAAACCACCGAGAGCGAGTCCCAGAACTACGGCTACAAGTTCGGCCAAGAGGAAGAGACCTACAACATCGTGGCTGCCCACGGTTACTTCGGTCGCCTGATCTTCCAATACGCCTCCTTCAACAACAGCCGTAGCCTTCACTTCTTCCTGGCTGCCTGGCCTGTTGTCGGCATCTGGTTTGCTGCTCTGGGCGTATCTACAATGGCGTTCAACCTGAACGGCTTCAACTTTAATCAATCCATTATCGCTCAGCAAGGCCAAGTTGTTAACACTTGGGCTGACATCCTCAATCGTTCAAATCTTGGATTTGAGGTAATGCATGAGCGCAATGCACACAACTTTCCGTTGGATCTAGCTACACATAAAGCACCAGCGATCGGTTAAGAAACGTACGTTCATCCTATGTTTGACATTCAAGTAGATGATAATGGTGCTCGTATTATACGAGATGCACTAAGACAATATAGAAAACAATGGGCTGGTGGTCATCCACAAGAGCAACTTGATATTGAATTCTTAGAAACGCAATTCACCAAAATGGTACTTGAATCAACATTGGACGCATGACGCCTATCCATGGAACGGGGGGTAGGTACTTTGGAGAACTATCATGTCTCAAGTTGAACTTCGTCAACGTGTTCGTGAACAAAAAGCTGCTCAAATGGAGCAAGTTCTGAAGTATCGCGGCGTTTCTTACATCAAACAAAACCGTAATCTCAATGGCATTCAGATCGGGTCTAGAGGAGAAGGTTGCTGACCTTCTCGTAGACCTGGGTGTCAAGTATGAATATGAAAGCACAAAAGTCCCATATGTAATCCATCATTCCTATACGCCGGACTTCGTTCTTCCGAACGGGGTCTGGCTGGAATGTAAGGGTTACTGGGATAGTGCTGACCGGCGCAAGGTCAAGTCAGTCAAACAACAAAATCCTGACATTGACCTTCGCATGGTTTTCCAGGCACCCTTTAACACTATTTCTAAAAAATCAAAAACAACGTACGCCAAGTACTGCGAAAAACTTGGCATCCCTTGGACAACTTGGACAAACATCCCCATTGATTGGCTTGTATGACAAGCGAATTTGAAAGGCATATTCCTTGCGAAGAATGCGGCTCATCTGATGGCAATAGTTTGTATACAGATGGGCACACCTTTTGTTTTGTCTGTCACACCTGGAAAGGCGGAGACGGCAATGTTCACAATCACAAAACCACCTATGTACACAGAATGGAACCACGAGGATTCCCCGGACGACTTTCTAAACGAGGCATTTCCGAGAAAGTCTGTGAAGAATACGGAATCCACAAAGACGGAGACAAATTATGCTTCCATTATCGAAGCAACACTGGATCGCTTATTGGCATAAAAACCAAAACAAAGGATAAACAGTTTAAATATGAAGGGGAAACTGACGGGTGCTTCTTTGGACAGCATTTATTTCGGAAGGCAGGTAAGCAAGTCGTTATCACAGAAGGTGAACTTGACGCTGCTACGTGTCGGGAAGCCCTCCCAACATGGGAAATGGTTAGCCTCCCAAATGGAGCAGCAGCAGCAAAAAAATCAATCCAAAAAAATTTGGAGTGGTTACAGAACTGGCAAACCATCGTCCTCTTCTTTGATGGCGACGAGGCAGGCCGTAAGGCAGCTCAAGAGGCAGCCAGTGTCCTTCCTCCTGGCAAAGTTAAGATCGCTGATCTCAAGGGCTACAAAGACCCTTCAGAGGCTTGTCAAGACGACAACCTTCAGGCGGTTCGTGAGGCTATTTGGAATGCACAACCGTTCCGGCCGGATGGAATCGTAGAAGGTAAATCATTACTTTCACTTGTAGTAGAACCACAACCACCTTGCATACATGAATACCCATTCGACGGCTTACAAGAACTGCTTCACGGAATCCGATACGGAGAACTTGTCACGATCACTGCAGGCAGCGGTATTGGAAAGTCCTCATTCTGCCGGGACATTGCGGCTCGTTTACTTCAGAAAGGAGAACGAGTCGGTTACCTGGCTTTGGAGGAATCAAATAGACGGACTGCCCTTGGATTAATGAGCGTTGCCTGTGGCAAAGCTTTTCATTTAGGTGAACCATCACATGAAGAACTTACGACTGCGTTCGATAAGACGTTGGCTAATTGGAATCTCTATTTGTTTGATGGTTTCGGCTCCTACGATCCTGATGTTATCTATAATCGGATTGAGTATTTGGCATCGGGTCTCGACTGCAAGATCATCTTCCTCGACCACTTATCAATCCTCCTCAGTGGACTGGACGGAGACGAACGACGAATGATTGATACAACTATGACTCGTCTTCGATCACTAGTTGAGCGCACAGGTATTTCACTATTTCTTGTTTCACATTTACGTAGACCTCAAGGTGACAAAGGACATGAAGATGGAGCAAAAGTTTCACTTGGACAGCTGCGCGGAAGTCACAGCATTGCACAAATTTCTGACGCAGTTATTGGACTCGAACGAGATCAGCAGAGTGGATCTCAACACGCTGATACGACTGTGCGAATTATCAAGAACCGCTATTCAGGGGAGACTGGCATCGCCTGCTCACTGACATACAACAAAGATACCTGTAAATTCAATGAAACTAAAGCATTCAACGCCGAAGAAGACTTTTAAGCGTCCTAATCCGCCAACTCCTGAGATGGTAAAGCGGGCACAATTTATTGATAAAACTTACATTTGGAAAAATGCTGGTGTTCGATCTGGAGACCGACGGTCTTCTAAATGATGTTACCTGTATCCATTGTCTGGTCATCTACGACTCAGAAGCTGATCAAACATACACGTATAACGATCAAGGTAACGAAGAACCAATTGTTCGCGGTGTTCAAGTATTGGAAGGTGCTGAAATTATCGCTGGTCATAACGTGCTTGCTTATGACATTCCAGTCATTGAAAAAATCTACCCGTGGTTTAATTGCACAGCCTTAGTTGTAGACACTCTTTTGTTGTCACGTTTGTATCACACAGACATGCTCAAAAGAGATCAAGTTCGCAACATTCACCACATGCCAATACAGCTGTATGGACGCCACTCACTTGAATCCTACGGTCACCGACTAGGTGAATACAAAGGCGAGTTTGGTAAGACTACAGACTGGAAAAACTGGTCACAAGACATGCAGGACTACTGCAAACAAGACGTAAAAGTAACAACAAAACTATGCGACCACTTCCACCCCTACCTGAGTGGGTTGCGTTAGAGCACACCGTAGCAAAAATCCTAAGTGAACAAGAACGACACGGTTGGTATTTCGATGAACGGGCTGCATGGCAACTTACATCGGCTCTCCAACAAGAACTTCAAGATCTTGAAAAGGTACTTCGACAAAGGCACCCTTACGTCGGAGGAGCTGAATTCACTCCAAAGCGAAATAACAAGACTAGCGGCTACATCGAAGGCGCAACCTTCACTCGACTGAAAGAATTAAGCCCATCATCAAGAGATCACATCGCATGGATATTAACAACATTCTATGGCTGGAAGCCAAAGCAGGAGACAGCTACTGGGAAGCCAGTCGTAGACGAAGTTATTCTGACCGAGATTGGGTCAGAGATTTCTATGATGTTTGCGAGATGTTTGACGGTAACGAAAATGCTTGGGATGTTGTCGAACGGCGTGAACGCTTGGCTGAAGCTGAGTACGACATCTAATCGTATACATCACCATTGTTCAGTTGCAACAGTTACCCATAGATGTGCACATCGTAAACCAAACTTAGCCCAAGTACCTTCTGATCATGAATACAGACAACTCTTTCAGGCAACGCCTGGTCAAGTTATGGTGGGTGCCGATCTTAGTGGCATCGAGCTACGGATGCTCGCTCACTACCTCGCTAAATACGATGCGGGACGCTATGCGGAATTACTACTCAACGGAGACATCCATCAAGTCAATGCAGACAGAATTGGAATCAGCAGGCGCGAAGTTAAAACAATCACTTACGCCTTCCTCTACGGTGCTGGAAACGCCAAAATTGGACATTCCTTCGATGCTCAAATGAGCGATGCGAAAGCTAAAAAGAAAGGTAAGGAGATTCGTACAGCGTTTGTTGCTGCTATTGACGGACTTGCAGATCTACTTGAAGCCGTTAAGAAAAGAGGCCAACAAGGTTTCGTCTATTCACTCGATAAACGGAAAATTCTGCTTGACTCCCCACACAAATCGCTTAATTCACTATTACAATCTGGAGCCGGAGTCATCGCAAAGCGATGGATGGTGATCAACCAGGATACTATTAAACAAACAAAGCTGTGTTGTTCGCAGCTTGCCTTTATACATGACGAACTGCAATTTGAATGCGAACCTAGGGACGCAAAAGATCTATCAGCATCCCTGGTATACAGCGCTGCAGCAGCTGGAGAGTACTACAACCTCAGAGTTCCAGTCGCAGCAGAGGCAAAGGTCGGACAAAACTGGGCGGAGGTACATTGAATGAAACTATTGGTAGACGCGGACTTTATTGTTTACAAGTCCTGTGCTGCCGCTGAAACAGAAATAGATTGGGGTGATGATGTCATCCTTGTCACCAGTAAATTTAGCGAAGCCTACAAAAATGTTCTAAAAGAACTACATAGAATTAAAAACGAGTTTATTTGGGATGCACCCGAACTCATCCTGTTCTTCAGTGACGCCAGGAATTTTAGGAAAAAAATTTACCCAGCATACAAAGGCCATCGAAATCGTAAGAAGCCGTGTGGTTACCGCCGAGTCATTGAAGAACTAAAAAAAGAATACGAAGTTATCAGGATGTATGAGCTGGAAGCTGATGATGCGATGGGCATCTACGCTACAGCTAACCCAGGTAACATTATTGTCAGTCCAGATAAAGACATGCGCCAGATACCTGGACGTGTCTACAACCTAGACGAAACGATTCACGTCACACCAGAAGAAGGTGCCAAGTGGCATTTGATCCAGACACTAGCCGGTGACCAGACAGATGGTTACAGCGGCGTACCTGGCATTGGTGTGAAACGTGCAGTGACTTTGTTTGAAGAGGATGGGTACAGCTGGGAGACAGTTGTCAAAGCCTTTACAAGTAAAGATCTCGATGAAGATGCTGCATTGATGAACGCACGTCTTGCACGAATTCTTACCAGTGAAGACTATGACCCAATCAACAGAGCCGTCATTCCTTGGACCCCCGCCGCCGGTTATCGAATTAACGATGGAGCAGCAGTTCAAGCTGAGAAGGATTGATGACTATCTAGCTGAGGCTAGTAAAGATGACATCATCTCTGTCTTTGTTGCCTTACAAAGGCAGAACTTTATTTTATCAAATACCGTAAGCAACTTAGTCAAACAATGGCCGATTCACCCAGACATTACACCCGAGGAACTATAGAAGTCTGGGACTTCATACGAGACCAAGGGCTTAATTACTTTAGAGGCAATGCTATTAAATATATTTGCAGAGCCGGTTTCAAAAGTACTCACACAGAGATTGAAGACCTTAAAAAGGCTATCCACTATCTTGAAAATGAACTCCACCACACAACACTGCAGAGAGAAGAGTCTGAGCGATCAAGCGATCGAGTTCCGTACAGCGTATGGGATCCAGAACTCGATGGCGAACCGGACTATGCAACGGGATTTGATCGCTGAAGAATACCTTGAGTTTCGACATTCAATGCGTGAAGGCTTTGAGCAGGAACTCAAAGAGCTAGCAGATTTAGTTTATGTTTGCTTTCAATACGCTGAGAATATGGAATGGGATCTAGAGGAAGCACTTGATCGTGTCCATAAATCAAACCTGTCCAAGCTTGGTTTGGATGGTAAACCTATTCGCCGTCAAGACGGCAAGGTCATGAAAGGACCTAATTATCAACCACCTAATTTACTCGACCTTGTTAATGCCTAATACTATTTCAAGAACTGGACGTGTTCAATCTTGGATTGATGATCCCGCTGGAAGGCTTCCTGTCAGCTGTACGGTCTTCGTGTGCGACGACAGCATGGAGGGACCAGAGGGCATCGAGGCCAGCTGGCGCTTCGCCAGTCACGCCCTCAGAAACGGAGCAGGGGTTGCCATCCACCTCTCAAAACTACGACCCAAAGGACACGATAATGGCGAAGGGCTTGTTGCCTCTGGGCCTGTGTCATTCGGGAAAATATATTCAACTATGAATGAAATTCTTCGACGGGGTGGGCGATATAAGAACGGCGCTATTGTGCTGCATCTTGACGCAAACCATGAAGACATCGAAGAATTTATCAATACTCCACGTGAACAACTTCCTTGGGTCAAACGTTGTGTTGACATGACACCCGAGTGGTGGGAAGGCATGGATGTAATTACACGTACCAAGCTTCTAAATGCAATGAAGCGTGGTGATGTGTGGCTCAACAAAGTCAAATACGATAACGAAGGAGAACGTATTTATGGAAACGTCTGCCTTGAAGTTTACCTGCGCTCACGCGGAACGTGCTTGTTGCAACATATCAACCTGTCTGCGTGTGAATTCGACACAATCTATGACGCTTTCATTCAGGGTATGCAGGGATTGTGTGGCCTCCACGCTCGTACTGGCGTCGGGGATAGCGGAGAGTATGAACCCCCTGAAACTGACAGACAAGTTGGACTCGGAATGCTGGGACTTGCCAACTTACTCCGACGCTATGGAATCACCTACAAGCAATTCGGAACTGCCCTTGAGCAATACAACAACGGAGAGCTAAAAGCATCACCTGCTTTTGTGCTGGCAACAAAACTTGCTGAAGGCATCAAGGGTGCCGCTCAAGTTGCCCGTGCACACAATATGGTCAGAGCATTTGCAATCGCTCCCACAGCGTCTTGTAGCTACCGCTCAAAGGGTCTTGATGGTTTTACTTCAACCCCAGAAATTGCACCACCTATATCTCGCACTGTTGACAGAGACTCAGGCACATTCGGTGTCGAGACTTATGAATACGGTGACGTGGAAATTGCCTCTGCTGTCGGATGGGAGGCATTCAAGAAAGTTTCCGACAACATAATGATAATGTTGAATAGGACTGGACTTCTTCACGGATACTCTCAGAATTGGTGGTCAGATATGGTCACTATGGATGAGGACTTTATTGAAGAGTGGTTGGAATCGCCCCAGACTTCTCTCTATTATTCGCTCCAAGTAATGGGTGATGTGCAAGATAAGTCAAGTGCGTATGCTGCTCTTGAAGAGTCGGATATTGATGATTATCTTGCCAACCTATTTGAGGAGTCAATTAATGAACCTCAATGTGATTGTCAAGAATGAACCCTTACCAAAAACTAATAGCGCGAAAGCGCAAATGGACACCAGTACAAGTGAGTGCTGGTACATGCAAGAGCGGAGCAGAAGAAGCAATCTTCCGTGCACTTGCCTTGAGACATATGGAACTACCTGTGGGAGATTTTATTACTGATGCTTTGTCCACTGAAGTACCAGAGGCATCGCGCGATCTCCTGCGATCTAATGTCACAGACGAAGAGAATCACGATGTCGCACTTGGTTACATTGCCTCTGCTTACGGCGTTGATGAGAAAGCGGAAGCGGAAGCCCTACGGCTTAAGGCTGCTTGGGAAGCGAATCCTGATCACACAATTACCAAAGCAATGGTTGCCGAGCGTGCAATTTTCTTCGTTCTTCTACCATTCTTTCGCTTTAATGGTGACGCTGGTATGCGAACAGTAAGTGCCGATATTAGTAGAGATGAACAAATTCATGTGGCTGCCAATAGTCTGGTTCATACTGAGCTGGGGTATAACATCAGTCCTTCTCTTGATAAACTCAGGAAGGCAACTATCAATTGGGTGATGCAACCTTTGGGTAAGTCATCTGATAAATATTTAGACAAACAATTCTGGCTTGCATCTAGTGATCGTCTCATGTATGAAGGCAAAGCACCTGAACTAGCAGAAACCAAAGCAGGACGTATGCCTGCATTCTTTGAACATAGCAATGTCAATCTCCCCCAATATGCTTGAGGTCTTCGGTATGGAGGCCAGAGCTGTACTGTCTGAGATGGATGAACGTTTCCCCGTTGTCAATCCATCTCCAGAGCATTCAATTGAAAAAATCATGTACCGCTCTGGTCAACGTTCTGTTGTGGAGTGGTTAACTAACCGACTCGATAACGATGACGAAAAGCATTACTGATCTAACAGAAAAAGAGCAGCAGCGAAACAAAAAGGCTTACCGTAAATTCATGGATACATGGGAAGATAGGATTAAGAGCCAAAACATCAATCCCCTTTATGCTCCTGAAGATGCAACTGACTGGAAGGAGTTTAGGGACGACTACAAGGCAGATGTCAAGAAATCTTTCTTAGCAGGTCGTGGTCCTGGTGGAGCTTTTGAGTCATTTACTTATCAAGTAAGAAGTCAGGATAAAGAAGCTTGGCGTTATGTTGAAGGTGCCTATTCAAAAGAACAGATCACAGAGGCGTTTGTCAAAGACCCATCTGACGAGAAGGAACCTAAATTTAAACCAAGCTACGAGCGACAGTATAAAGGTGGTATCAAAAGTTCCTTTGACAAAACTGACACGTTCCTCAAAAAAGTAGATCCCAATAAAAAATTAAAGACAGATAAAATTAAAAAGTCTGACTATAAAAAACCTAAGCTACCTAAGAGTGTACGTAAGTATGCTAAAGGTTCTACTCCTATTAACAACACTGCAAAGCTCGTTATCAAAGGCTTGAAAAAAGACCTTAAGAACTAATCATGGCTAAACGTTACAAAGGATTTAAAAACAAAAATAAATACAAAAAAGGCAAACGGAAGCTTAAGAGTCAGCTAAGTATTGCTCTTAAAGACAAAAAGCTTTCAAAAAGAGAGCTTAAAACTATTCGCAGTAGTGCTAAAAAGGGTGGCTACCAAGGTTCATCTAAGCGTCTTGCTAACCTTATTAAAAAAAGCTCTAAATCGGTTAAGCCTAAGGCTTTTAAAAAAGGTCGTATTAAAGGTGTCTCTGTAAAGAAAAACACAAAGCGTCTTAAAACAATTAAGCAAGTGGCTGCACAAACGCCATTCCTTGGTCCCAGTGGTTTAAAGGATCCAACCAAGCCAGATACGCCGTCGAATTTCCCCACACCCACAGTTCCTGAAACTATCGGACCACTTAAAAATCTACCTGAAGTCCGTGAGGTGAAGGACGAGCCAATAGTCTTTACTCCTGAACCGCATGTAGATCCACCAGACTCGCCTAGAGACCTTACTCCTCCACCAACAC